AAAAAATGGTTCTCTTTTTAAGATGTCTATTCCTATCTTAATTGAATCTGCTCCTTTTGTTGCAGGTGTCATTTGGAATCCTTGTCTTCTTAATTCTTCAATTGATTTAGGTTCTGCACTGTCTGCTATTATTTCGTAGGGTCTACCTATTCCCTCTGACTTCATAAAGTTTCCTATATCAGTGTTGGTCATATTAGTGCGATATAATATTTCATCAAAGTATAGTTGGTTATTCATTTTGTAAACTGCTACTAATGTTGTTGGGTCATTTGTGAATCCAAAATCCATTCCATATCCTAATAACTTTGCATCAATTGGTATTCGTGCTACTTGTTGCCAGTTGTCAAATATAACTCCTTGTAGTGAACCGATTTCACCAAGTCCATATACTTTCCACCAATTTGCCCAATATGAACTTGATTGTGCTTTTATCCTTGCTTGTTCAATATCGTGTACAATTGTTTCAGGTAATGCCTCATTGTCTTTGTATGTTAATATTATATGGTCTGCATCGTTGTCTTTTAATACTTCAGTATGCGCCCAAAATTCTGATGTTGGATTAAAGTCTAACCATATATCACCACTCGTTCTTATTGCTAACTGATGGTAGCTTTCAAAACTAATGTTGTTAGCCTCGTTAATGTATAGTACATTTCTTCTTGCACCTCTTAACTTTGATTCCTGTTCAGCACTAAAGAACTCGATATAAGAACCATTGCCAAATTTATAGGTTAATAGTGTTCTGTTCCAATTTGCATCTTGATACCTACCTGTCCATTCCATTATCTTTAAGAAGTCTTTTATCGCACCTCTTCTTAAATGTGGTATTGTTTCACTTACTACACTTATTTCTAAATTAGGATGTTTAGATGCTCTGCCAATTAGTATCGGAAGTATGCCAAATGTTTTACCTGCACTTGTGCCACCTTGAATTACTTTCTTTCGTTTTTCAAGTTTTAATAGTTTACTAATTGCAGTTGTTCTTTTGAATGTCATAAATGCGATTTTGTCGGTGAGCGGATACCAATGTTTTTAACCTTCTTGCTAAAATTGGTCATCGGGAAAAAGTGGCTGTTCTTTAACTGTTACTTCACTCTTATCAGTTAAGCCATTTAACCTTTGAGTAATGCTTGTGTTATAGATGCCTGCAAGTCCTTTCTCTATTTGGTCATTGCGTACTTCTTTCCTTATGCGTGAACAGATAGTTGAATATTCAGCATACTTATTATTACTATTAGCAAAATAGTTGCTTAAATCGCTTATAATATTGTTTCTCCAACACCACAGTTCAAAACCATCAACTGTAAGTGGTCTTTCTATTAGTTCATAGTCTGCGTTTCCATCCTTTCCTACAAATACGTGCTTTTTTATTGGATTAGATTTAGTTTCGTTTTTATAAGTTTCAAAATATTCAGCCATTTTTTCAGGACTTTCAACATATTTATTCTTTCCCATTATATTAATTTACCTTTATTTTTAAGTTCTTTAATTACATCATTGTTATTATCATAATGTATCGTTCCAAGTTCTTTTACTTTTTTTATTTTCTCTTCATTTGAACCAGTAGCAAATACTCTTGATGTTGGTATTCCTAATGTTTCAGCTACTTTTAACATACCATCTTTGCTATTTCTTGCGCTTATGATATATACTGTCTTACCTTGCTTAATATATTTTGATGCAAGTTCTTTTCCTTTACTTGTGGATAGTGTTCCATCATAGTCAAATGATATTCCACCTGCAAATTTTTCAGTTTTATATATTCCTTTACATACTGCATATCTTTCATCAGAATTAGGATGTTTATCATTCATATCTGAATCAGCCATACATCTTGCAATATAATCTGTTTCTGTTTCTTTTTCTTTAGGTATTGGCATTTTATTTCTTTTTTAAATTAGTTGGTATATAAAATTCATATCTGCTTTTCCGTTTCCATGAATTATAGTTGGTTTAAAGTTATCTTTTGTTATAAATATATTGTTTTCTATTTTGTAATCTGTGGGTAATATTCCACATAATGTTTGAAATACTCTGCAATCATGGTCAATACCTATGCTTGGGTTCTCTAATAGCCATTTAGTTGCTATACGTTGGTCATCTTCGCTGTCGTGTATTCTTTGTTTGTCTATTAGTTTTATAAAGGTTTCTGCCTGCATATAGTAAGCACCACTATTTAAGAATCTAAATTTAGTATTTGGTTTTGTGTATTGCTCACGTTCTTCATATTTAGATAATTGGTTTTCATCTGGCCAACAGTTTACTTCTGAATTAAATAAGCAGTTCCAATATATTTTACGTTTAGTGTTTGCAGGTGTATCTAAAAAGAATGTATCGTATGCATCTACAAATATAAATTCTTTAATAGTTGGATTAGCTTTTAAGTATTCATAGGTTCGGTTTAACTTCGTTCCAAAGCCTTGCCATTGGTTTACTTCAATTATATGATACTGCCATCCAAAGTGATTTAAACTTCGTTCTAACTGAAAGCATTTACTTTGGTTATCTGCTACTGTTAATACTATCATAAATTTACTTTTATTGGTATTGTTCCGTTTATTAATCCTTCTTTGATTTTATAAAACTCTTCCATTTTTTCGCCTGCATATTTGCGTTTCCATTCGGTGTAAGCATCACCACCTACATCAATATGGTCAATGTCTATGTGTGGTAAGAATGCTAATTTATAACCTAATAGTATTGCTCTTATACAGGCTAACGTGTCATCAAATCCATATACTCCTGCTTGCATTAATCCACCCATTTTATTTATTAGTTCAGGGTGAAACATTTGCACTGTTCCCATTATGTCTGCACTTTCTTCTACTACTACCCAGTTATCGCCTTTCTCGTGTGAAAGCATTTTTAGTTCAGTTTTCCAATGGTTACTTGCATTTGGCGATTGCATTAAGTCTTTACGTTTTAAACCTAATATTCCATAGCCTCCGAGTTTCATTGCAAGTTCCATTTCTTCTATCCAACCATAGTTATTTATTACAACATCGTTATCCATTTTGATAAGGACTTCGTTTGGTTTACGATATACCCACGCTTGATTGATTGCTTTTGCAGTACCTACATTTTCGGTGTTGGTTATTACTGTTATAAATTGATCGTAATCTTTTAAAATATTTTTAGTTTCTATACACGAATCATTGTCTATAACTATAATTCTGTGTTTACTAAAATCAACTGTATTCGCTAAACTTTCAAGTGTTTGTGATGTATATTTACTTCTTTTGTTTTCTACTGTATCGTACACAGCCATAGATATCATTGCACACATATTATTTCTTTATTTTTATATTAGGTTCGTTTAATTTTACCCACCTTACCATATTTTTTACTGCATCAAGATTACAAGCAGAACAATCGCCTGAACGTATGCCAGTAACCTCGTGGCTCAATGATTTAATTTCTAATAGTTGTTGGCTTGTACCTACCCAACTTGTTTCGTTATCAAATATTTTTACTAATTCTAAAAGGCTGAATCGATTATCACCTTTTTTTTTCATTGCAAAATAAATTTCATCAAAGTTTCTCATATTTTATACATTATTCGTTTTAGTATCATTGAAAAATAGGCTGCATAACCTGCTATGGCAAATGCTTGTGTGTAGTTAATTAAATCAAATTGAATAGATATTACACAAATCCAAAATGAAAGGCACACGTTGCAATTAAATGGCTTAAAATCTAACCACGTTGGTATTTGTGTTAAGCTAAAAAAGGAAGTAAACAACATTGCTATTCCTATGCAGTAAATTATTTTATCTATCATAACTCTATTATTTGTTTATATGCTTTGTATCTTGCTTCAGCTATTCTGTCAATGTGTTGCACTTGTACATCTAAATATAATTGTTCGCTTAAATCTTCAATCATTGCAGGGTTTTCAATTAACTTAACCATGTGTTTATACCAATCGTTTTTATGTTTTACTACTAAACAATTTTTGCCATGATTTAACATTGGTTCATACGGATGAACATTACTTACTATGCAAGCCTTCTTTTTAAATCCACTTTCAATTAGTTTTAGATTTGATTTTAGCTTATTAAATCGGTTATCTCTTAAAGGTATTAAACTTACATCAATTGTATCATAGAACTTTGCATATTCGTTTATACTTGTGCTTGGGTATGTTGCAAATTGTGATTCACTTGCTTTGCCCTTACAAGACATTACACCTGCTATTGCCATTGAAGTATCATCATCTTTGCTGAATCCACCATAAACTACTTGAAATTTAGCTTTGTACTTATCCTGGTGATAAAGTGAGTATAAACCATCATGCATTAGTAGTACATCTTCAAAGTGAGTTATTGAGCCACTCCAACCGAATTTAACTATGTCAAGTTTTCTTTTTGCAAACTTATACTGGTCTTCTTCAGGATTTATTGCGTTTGGTATTTCAAAAGCATTTGGCTGACTTGCTTCGTACTTTAAAGTTCCTGATAAATATTCGTGTGTAGTTGTTATTGCTTTTGCATAGTGTAATGCTTGAAGTATTTTAGCTGCGTGGTTTTCTTGCTTTGCTGCTTCTTGTAATATATGCCAATTAGGTAGCCTGTAATCATCATCAATATCTAATACATAAGGCACGTTTGCATCTTTTAACTTTCTTATAACATCGTTTCCATTTACTCTTGATATAAATCGGTTTGCTATTACTATATCAAACCCTTGCAGAAACTCTATTGTTGCACTATCTATTTCATTAATTTGATACATATCCACACTCTCTTTAAACATTTCTGCCATGCGTTTATGTGGTTGCAGTAATCGGTGATAGTCTACACCACTTATATTAGGATAACTCGGTATTATTACAAGGATTTTCATTTGCAAATTTTTTAATTTTTTCTTTTACACTTCGTAATGCTGAATAACTTATGCCAGTTATTTTACTTATTTTGCGCATTGATTTATGTTCTGCGTATAGTAATACTATTCTATTTTCAAACTCGCTGCACCCAAGCATAAAGTTTTCTATTTTCTTAAAGTCCAAATCGCTGTCATCTATAATTCTTTCGGATTCACTTTCAATAAATTCATCCATTGGAATTTCTTTACTAAATAGTTTTCCTAA